TCTTAAATATTGTTCAGCCTTGATCTTAGGTAAATTACCTACATCAATATAGAATATTCTTCTTTCAGGTGCACGAGCAATTCTGTATATTACAACAGCGTCTTCAATCATTCTTAATTGATTAACAGGTTTGATTGCCTTATGTAAGTAAGACATAACTATATTTTTAGTTGTATCAATTAATCCTGATGGACAATATGCGATAGCGTCTGTAGCGATTTGTAATCCACCTGCGTTTGATGTTGCAGTAGGATGTATTCCTTTTTCGTTAAATAGATAAAACTCCTGATATTTGTTTGTCATTGCAAACGAACCAGGCATCCCATCTACTTTGTTTTTTCTAACTTCTCTTACTTTTTTAATTTTACGAGGGTCGATATATCTTAACTCTGTTATACCTTTTCTTGGTGAGTCTTTATCTATTATTTTGTGATAAAATACTCTACCATCAACATACCATCTTCTAAAAATGTCATGTCCTTTTGTATCAAATCTTAACAAATCTAATATCTCACTAAATGAGTCTCGTATTGCTTTTTTGATTGAGTCGTTATAATTAATGTGTGATAAGTCTAATTGCACTGAAGATTGATTTTCATTTGAGACAATTGCTTCTGATACAATGTCCTCAATTGCTAAATCACATTCAGGATGCAACGATATTTCTCTATATCTTCTAATGAGGTCTAATTCGTTCCTAGCATTTACATCAAAACCTCCGTAAGACGCAAAAAACCCACCAGCGGGGACGGTTGTTGTACCGTCATCCGCTTGTGGTGGAACTATATTTTGTCGAGGGTCAACCTTTGAGGAACCTAATCTCTCAATCTTAAACCCAAACAGTTCTGCCATAATATTTCTCCAATTCTACTTAACTATTTAGTCGTCTATTAAGTAGTTGTATTTGTTTCAAAGTACTGGTATCTATGCGTAGCAGTAAATGATTCTACTGCATTGTTAGTACCATAATCTAAAGGTATGTCATCCAATGTTGTTGGGAACATTCCTCTAAATGTATATGATTTAATCACATTACCGTTTCTGTCTAATTGGTCAACAAAAGCGTCAACTTGATAGTCAGCAGGATTAACAAGTCCTTCATTATCGGACATATTGTTAATACCATTTAACCATCTTTCGTATGCGTTTCTTATTTTGAAGTCTGTATCATTTAAGATAGTAGTTGCCCATGTAGCAAATGTTCTATCACCTGCAACATATAACTCCCTACCTCTAAATGGTATCGCAACTTCTCCTATTGTCATTCCAGGTAAAGATGTTGATGTACATAGGAAACTCATTTCTTCAGTTTCACCACCTACAGCAGCATATCCTGGGAAAGGCATTGTCACTCTAAACTGGTTAGCACGAGCTCCGCCGCCTCTTAATTTACTTTTAAAGTCATTAATGTTTGGCATGTTTTTAAGCTCCTACTACTTCGTTAAATGCAACGCCTGATCTAGTCGCTACGAATTGAAGTGTTATAAAGTTGATTGATCTAGCAGGTTTAACAAAAATGTCAGCCTTAAACTCATTTCTATTGATTACATCAGCAGTGTTATTTGAGTCATCACATACTACTAAAAAGTCTGTGATACCTCTTCTACCTTGTACATCTCTTAAAAAAGGTTCTACAATGTTTCTGAAATTTGCTCTTGTAAATTCATCATTGAATTCAAACAATTGAAATTTAGAAGCAGTTGATATTGCCTTCTCTAAAGTAATGAATAGTCTTCTAACATTTATTCTGTCAAACGCACTAGGAGCACTTAATCCAGTTTTATCACCAAACAAGATTGTACCTTGTCCTGGGAATGTAACCACTGGGTTAATTCTAGCTCTGTAAAGTTCGTCTCTCTCTGCTTTTGTGGGATTATAAGCAAGTTTAACAACACCTCTTAAAACTCCTCTGTTCAAACCAGCAGGTGAGAACCATGAGTCGTTAGTTAGGTCTGTTCTTGCAGCCAATCCTGCCACATCACCGTTTAAAGGAACGAATCTAAATACGTCATTGTATTTGTCATATGCGTATTTGTATCCACTATCGAATACTACGTATGAAGATGATCTAATACCATCAAAGAATCCTTTAACATTGGACGTTTGAGTGACACTAGAAGTCACGTTAACTACATCTGATCTCTCAGGTGAGCAGAATACAACAGCGTCTTTTCTGTTTTCTGCAATAGTAATTAAGTTATCTATGTGCGTAGCATCGCCTTTTCCAGCGATAATTAAATTGCAATCAATTGTTTCAGCGTCTGCAAATTTTTCGTAAGCAGTTTTTAACTGAGCAGTTGATACAGCAGAACCGTTTGAACCACCAGATAATGGTGCGTTGTTAACTGAAGTGACTGAAGCAAATGTTAAATTTAATGCAGCTGAACCCCAATTAGAACCACCAGTTATGTGATCCATCCAGTAAATGTATTGTGATTGATTGTATATTACATCAGGATAATAGTTTGTATCACCTTGAGGAGTTTTTGCGTCAGAAGCTTTTGATAATGAATCATATACTTCTAATATGTCTCCTGCTTTTCCTGTAATACCACCATCTTCATCAACAACAACAATGTGTAGTTCGTCTCCTGAACCACCTCTATCTGAAACGTAAGGTGAAGTTCCTGGCGCAGCCGATACTTGATCGTAATATTGCCATCTTCTTCTTACATTTGATCCGTTAGTGACAGCAGTATGTAAACCACCAACACCTGAAGGGTGTCTAACGAAAGTTATTGTTTGATTAGATATGTTTGTTATTCTATATTCGTATCCGCCTGTTTCGCCAAAGTTTATGATGTCTCCGACTGAAAAACCAGTGCCAGATTGTACTACGATAGATGTATCACCTACAGCAGAATCAGTATCTTGCGTTGTTGTTTTTGCAGTTTCTTCATAAACAGTTGATGAAGGACAAACCGACACTCTTAAATTGTTACCGTGTGCACCTGCAGTTCTAGCAGCCCACGCACCAACACTACCAGCACCACCAGAATAGTCATTCTGATATGATGTTGTATTGTTGATTAGTAAACCACTGCCATTAGCAGTTGCATTAAGTAGACCAGTATTTGTAGCACGTACAACTTTTAAACTTGATGAATATTGTAAAAACGATTGAGCTGCATAAAAGTATTCAAAAGTATTACTATCTGGTTTACCAAATTGTTCTACTAATTCTTTTTCTGAGCCAATGGTTACAACTTCGTCAAGTGGTCCTTGAGTAGATTGTATAGCGATTGCGCCGATCGAAGTCGCAACTGCTGGTACAACATTTGTCAAGTCTTTTTCTTGTACTAGTACACCTGGTGAAACTTGAAATGCCATAATTGTTATTCTCCTTATTAGCTAATAAGTATCATTAATCTCACTGATATTTATACTATTATAAACCTCTACGAACTTTTACGGGATTCCACACTTCCCCTTTGTCGTCTATAATTTGTTCTTCTTCTAAACCATCATCTAAAAATCCAAAAGGTGCCATATCTTGTTCTATTGCATTTTTCTGTTCTTCGTACATCCTTGCTCTAACATCTTGGTCTGTTAATTCTTTGAAATATCTTTGATTTGATATCCATGCAAAGATTACTAGACACATTGTTAAATCGTCATTAGACCCCTCTTCAGCCGCCCAGGAGGCGCCTCTCCTTACGAAAGTTGACAGTTCTTGTATAATATGAAAGTCTTGTACAATTAACTTGTCTCCCTCGATAAGAGTCTTTAAATTAGTACAACCTATTCGTTTTACTTGTTTTGTCATTCTGACACCAAGTTGTGATCCTCTTTTAGAGAAACCACCACCTAATATTTGACCTGCTCTTCCTTTCATCATACACATTAATAGATTTGTGTATTCTAATTCAAATTGTAATGCGTCAGCAACTTGATGGCCTACATCATTTACTTCAACACATACATGAGCATTGTTATAATTTTTTGCTACTCTCTCTATCGTATGAGGAAATAGTAATGGTTTAATTTCATTGTTTCTATACTTCGCAACAATCTTGTATGGCATTTGTGATACATCAAACACAACAAATGCTGAGTAATCTTTTATGGTGCCTCTTGCGACATCAACCGTCATTACATAATCTTTTCCTTTTTGAGGTTGTTCGTAAACATCTAAACCTTGATTTGATATTTTAGGAGTGTTATGAGACAGTGTTCTAATTTTAGATGGATTTAATAATGTATCTACTGAACCTACAAACTCACACTCAAACTCTGTAGCAAATTGTGCCTCACTAGTGTTTCTTATAGTTTCTTCTTTCCACTTATCATCTCTACCTGGTACTTCAGACCAATGTACTTCAATAGGTTTGTAATCATTTCTTTTATGTATTGCGTCATTCCACAACTTATAAAACATATTCATACCATGTGGTGTAGATACAATCATCACTTTAGATTTTTTACCAGATGATATTGTAGGATATACAGAGCTAAAAAACTGTTCAGATATATTTGCAGGTATGAAAGCAAACTCATCTAAAAATATTATGTTAAATGAACCACCTCGAATTGCACTTGAAGAAGTTGCAGCTGCAAGTATTTTTGATCCATTCTCTAACTCTAACGAACCTTTGTTCCAGTTTAAAACACCTTGTTGTAAAAATGTAGGTAAGTTTTCATATGCAAGTTGCAATCTACCTAGTAAGTCTCTAGCAGTTGTAGATTTGTTGGCAAGTATTGCAACATTAATATTATCATTAAATATAACTTGATGTAATAGATATGCAATGATGGTAGTTGATTTACCTGATTGTCTTGGTAGTTTACAAATAGAAAATCTGTTATTATGAAAAGTGTCTACCATCTTTTCCTGAAAAGGATACATATTAAAAGGCACTAAACCATCATCTATATTTACAATCTTTGTATATTTTTTGACAAAGTAAATAGGATTTTCCATACACTTTGCAATCTCTCTGATTTGTTCTTCAGAGTATTGTTGTTGTGTATTTGCTTTAAATAGATTAGGATTGCCTAAATAATTTTCACTCATTTAAATAAAATTATACCATCCTGTGACGATATATTTTTCTCCTTTATTTGTTATTTGTCCTTTATGTACATGACTGAAATGTGCAGGCCAAATTACTGTTAAACCTTTTTTTGCTGGCATAGTAATATTTTGATATTTAAATATTGTACCACCATCTTCGACATCATTTAAGTAAGTCATAAAAACTAAAACTCTATCACAGCTACTTTTAGTCATAACTTCAGAATGCCAAGTTTTAAAACCTTGTTCTTTTTTATAATACTGAATTTTGTAATCTGTATTAATAGCAAATCTTGTTAAACTATTAATTTCAGGATACTTTTTTATATACGAGTCTAAACAATTTTGTAATTCTATTCTATAATCGTAAAAAGGTTGTTCAGACCTATCATAGTTTATAGGCAACTCATAAGACTCTTTAATTTTTTTATCAACACGACCATCTTTTTCTCCTACGAGGCCTTGTACCCATGCTTGTTTATTTGCCTTAAAATGTTTGACAATATTATCACAAACTTTTTCAGATATAAACCATCCTCCCATCAAAGTATGTTCATCTAGTTTATACTCAATCATTAATAATTATACCTTCTATTGCGTTGTAACCTTTTTTGATGGCTGCATTTACTCTACTACTACCATATTTAACTTTATACTTTTTTTCAATATACTCAACACCACCTGCACCTTTACGAGGTTTATTAGTAATAGCATGTTCAACAACTTCTATTGGATTGTTCATACCATCATCTAACCAAGTATCTTTATTTTTCTCTTTATGAGGATAAGGCGTTTTATTTGTGTAACCTAAATCACTTATCAGAAATGTCTGTTTCTGTGGGTGTAATTGTTTTGCCTTTAAAACTTTTATCTTCATCACTTTGAACATCCTTATTTTTATTCTTCAAAAGTGTATGTAATTCTTTTGACGAACCAACAAACAATGCTTGTTTGATGTTTGTATTTGTTTTGCTAGGCACATCTTTTAATGATTTAAGTTTGCCTTGTAAATCTTGTAGTTTATCAACCGTATCAGCAACTTGTTTAATTAAATTACCTGCAACCTCATATGCTCTAGGGTGTTGACTTTCATTTGCAATATCAAGTATGCCTTGAATAGCGTCTTGTCCTCTTTCAATTAAGTTATAGTAATTTTCTCTACTATACTTGTAATCGTTCTCAACATCTTCTTTATTTTTATCTTCTAATCTAGGAACAGGAGGTATAGATTTTTTTTCTGGTAAATTTTTAATATTATCTACCGTAGGGATACCTAACACTTCGTTTATTTTATCATTAATGCCCATAATATTATTTATTCGTCGGAATCAGTCTCTGGATTGTAGTCTTTACTATCTGTAAAATTAGTTATGGTTGTTGTGAAACCAAAATCATCATCTGCGTTTGCACTTGTAGGATTAGGCACTACAATGATTCTTTCTTCTCTTTTAGAACCTGTTGCTGTATCTGTATATAAGTCTGTTTGAGTTTCTTTGATAACTCTTTTTGCATACACAGGTCCATACAAATATGTTTTAGCAGTAAAACTCATTGTGTAATTTACTGCTCTTCTTTGTGTAAATGAACCATCATAAGTGTCCTCATAATTTACACTATTTAAAACAACAGGCACATCTCGTTTAACACCCATAGTTGGTATTGCGTTTACTGTTATTGTATAATCTGGTTGAAAGTAAGGTAATATTTGTTCGACAATTTGTAAACCACCCTCAGCAGTTGCTGTAAAAGAATATAAATTAAAACTTATATTGTAAGGTACAGGATTATATTGATAATCTAAAACATCACCTCTATCTGATCTTGTTGCTTTGAATCTTCCTAGTCTTTGTAGTTTACGACTTGGGTCATAACTTAATCCTGCAATTTCAAAACCCATACGAGGTAAAGTTATTGCAACTTCTCTTTTACTTAAATCTGCTTGTTGTTCTAATCTTGTTAAAAACTTTTCTTTAGGTGAATATGCAAGAGGTACTTTTAAAGATTGTATTACATTACCATTACTATCTTTTCTATGAATAGAAATATTATTAAAAATAGTACCAAATGCAACTACAATCTTTCTTAATGATTCATGGTAAAAATGTTTTCCGAACATAATTAAAATCCTTCATCTACTTCACCAAAAGGATTTCTTTCCGTAAAGTCTAATATATCATCAGCGGTACTTGTTGTACCAAAACCTGCGTCTGACTCATATGTATTATTATCTGCAAAATCTCTTGTTTGAGTTTGTAGATTATATTCTTCGTTAATTAAATAGTTTACTTCGCCAGTAGAAGACTCAAGTAATAATGCACCAGTGCCACCATCTGTCGCTGTCTCTAAACTAAATTGATAATTTAATTGATCTATTGATAGATTGTCTTCTAATTTATTAATATCAGAAACATTTGTATCAATTTTTTCAGAAGCATATTCAAATCTAGTACATCTTAATTTATAAACAGGTAAGTTGCCTAGTTGAAAAAATGGTTCCTGATCTTCAACAAATTGTATCTCAAAAAAACTATTCATTAGAGGGAAGTAAACTAAATCACCCTCATTAGGTCTGCCACCTTTTATTAGTGTTGCAGGATCATCTACTGAATCTGACCATCTTCGTTTTGCAACCGTAAATGTTGTATCTTCTCTAATCTCTAAACCAAATTTAGATACTAATTCTTGTTCACCTTGAAAACCTTCAGTTGTTTCCATGTACATTTCTATTAAGTATGAAGAGGTGAATTTACTTAATACATCTTCACCTAATATTAAGTCTTGGTTAACCAATGTTCTAGGTAGATAATAGACATCATGCCCATAGATTTTTAGGCCTTCTATTATTAGATTTTCATGTAATCTTTTTTCGGCGGCATTTCCTATACCATTACCACCTTGAAAAAAATGGTTAACTGCCATGTAATTATCCTATCATGTAGGTTACAGGTGTTTCGTAGGTACCTCTTATATCGGTCTCTAGTTTTTCAACATCCTGTAGCGCTTCTGAATAAATTTGTTGTCCGTTTAAGGTTACTCCACCTATCATTGCAACACCATTGAATTTAGATAGATTGGCACCCCATTGTTTTTTAAATAAAGCAGTCACATATCTTTTTAGATAGATGTCATTAAATACATCTGTCATTGTTTCTGGATCTAATTTTCTATAACACTCAATTACAATAAACTCATCTACTGATAAATCTTCAGACCAATCCATATCTACATAAAGTCTATTATTGTGTTGATTAAATCTTACTGGTTTTTCACCTACTAAAATGTGGTCTAAAAAATCTAAATGTCTTAAAACCATATCATAGTGAATTATACTTGTAGAAGAAAAATCATACAAATCATTTAATCTTAATTGGTATCTAACATCAAACATATTCATATTATGTTTGTCTGATAAATTAAATATTCTATTAACTGCTAATACACTATCAGGAACAATTATGTAATTGTTTCCCTCTAAAAAATTTGTTGTGACACCGTTTTTAGTTGCTGAAGAAGCTGTATTAGATGTAATTCTAGCTTTGTCTGCCTCTGTATATTTGTATTTTAAATATACTCTTTCAACGCCATCATAGTGATATTGTGAGAAATATTGTAGTGCTTCATCTAATCTATCTTCTAATTGAGCGTCATCTACGTTTATTTCAATAACAGGCTTACCTAAGTTTCGTAAAGCGTATTGTTTAAGTTGTTCTCTTGTTGCTGGTTCTGCCATTAATATACCTCGTTATTCAGGTATATTTATAAGATTAACCAAGTGCTATTGCTTGTGCAATTGCGAATGGTTTAGTTGATACATCACTACCATTAATTTGAAGTGATCCTGTGACGTTTAAAGATGATGTTGTGATATATGTCTTAATTTGAGATAATCTAATTCTACCTTCAGTACCACCATCAGAAGCCATAAGTTGATCGTTATCTACTAAAGTTTGACTAGTTAAGTCAGCTGCACCATCAATATTGATAATTGCCTCGACTGCCCCAAATTCTAATGCTGACCCGCCAGTGTTAACTTTTAAAACTTGTCCTGCACTACCGATTGATAATGAAGCGCCTAGACCACCATGTGATAATGCGATAAATTCTCCTGATTGAAACTCTGCAAGTCCTGTTGCAGTTGATCCATCAAATACGGTTCTTATAGGTACTTTTACTGACATTAATTTCTCCTATCTCTATTTATATATTTTTTCATACTAAAAACTAAACAATTCAAATCTACCTTGCGTACTACCATCTGCCTTCTTAAATGAAGTAAATACTGAAGATTTAGAAGAACCTGCAGCCATAGTAAATGTAGCATTTGCACTACCTAAACCACCTGCCTGTGTAAAGAAAGGTACAGTTTTTGTCACGGTACCCTCTGCGTTAGTCTTTGCAATTGCTTCGGTTCCTAGTTTAGAACCTACAGGTAATGTTGCACCAGTAGCAGATATTGTAATTGCACCTGTACCATCACCCGATATTGTTGCACCTGCAAGATCAATAGTATTACCTGATAAGTAAATATCTCTCCATCTTCTTGCTGGGGAACCTAAGTCATGTGTTAATGTTGTTAAAGGTTCTAAATTTGAAATAAATCTTCCGACTACATTTATCGTATCTTCAGTTGAGTCGCCTGTGTTGACACCAATAACGGTATCTCCTTTTAAAGTTGTATCGTTTGAAACTTCTAATGTTGATCCTGATACATAAACATTTTTAAAGTAACCATTTCTAAATGCTTTAGATCCGCTACCTATATCTCTTGTATTATCTGTATCAGGTACTATATGTTGATCTACGGCAGATAAGTCACTTGCAACTTCTCCAAAGTCGTATTTGCCAGTACTTGAATTATACTTTAATGCAAAACCATTTTGTTGAGCAGATATATCAACATCTCCTAAATCTTTTAAATCACCAGCACCGCCACCACCAATTGATTGTAGTTGTAGTGATGTTAGTTGTTTGAACTTATTAAAACTTTTTGATAATTCTTCAAGTGAAATATTACCTGTTTCAATATCTTCAGTAATTTGTTTTGCATTTTTAGAAAGAACATCATAGATAGTTGCTGTATCAACAAACTCTTTTGTTGCAGGTATAGACTCACCTGGTTGAATCGACCATTTGTCAATCTCTGGCATTTGAGGTTTAATATTTTGACTAATAACTTGTTCTACTTGATTTACTAAACCATCTGATATTATTTTGTTAGGTTGTTTCTCTGCAAATTTAGTTATTGAACCATATAGATTACCTAAAGACTCTAAAAGTTTTTGTTCTTGTTCAGGTGATTTTTCTTTAATTACTTTTGCGTTAGTTTGAATTGTTTCTTTAATTTGTTCTTTGAACTCTTGTATACCAAATAAATCTTCTAGTACTGATAATTTTTTAGTTTCAGATAGTCTTTTTTGTTCTCTTTGAGCAACAATCTGTTTTTGTTTCTCTGTTGCTTCTTCTATCTTTTTTTGTTCTTGTAATTCTTTTTGTTTTTTTTCTTCATCTAATTTTCCAATAAAATCAACGCCAGAAATGCCTGTAAAGAAATTTTCTAGTCCTGTTCTTTTTTTACTCATTATATTTTAGTTGCTTCTGCGTTGACGGTTATGATTCCGTGATGAACTTTTTCTATTGTTGAGTCTGCTAAGATTAATTCTACATCATAAACATATCTAGTATCACCATCTAAAGCAGCTGTGACAACATCTGTTAATTCTAGTTTATATGTTCCTGCTGTTCCAGAAACTATTGTACAAGTAAATGTAGTTGCAGCTGTTGACGCATATGATTTTCTCATTTGCGCCTGAAGAGTTAGACCTGAAATATCATAAGCAGTAGTACCATCAGTTGTAACCGTTAAAGTCCTACTGAAGTCTGCGCCTTGATCTAATGAAAAGTTTTCTGCCGATTTTACGGTTACTGCCATATCTATCTCCTATTAGACTATTTATATGGCTTAGGATTTAGTCTTATATTAAAAGATAAAGATATTCTGTCTGTATCAGACATATTAGGTTTTACAAAGTGTTCTAAATATGCAGGAAAAATAATTAACTTACTGGCTTCTGCAACATAAAATATACTTGAGGATGCCAATAAACTTTTATCATTTCTAAATTGTGCTTGATAATGTATTCTAGGTTTTACTGGATCAACAAAATGAATATTACCACAATTCTCTGGTGTTTGAACATAGTAAACACCTGACCATAAACAATGTGGGTGTGAGTGTGTATTATTATATCCGTATTTAGGATTGATATTACCCCAAAATGAATGAACATCTAACTCAAAATTAGGATCATAATCATAGAAAGTAAATATTTCACCTAATGTAAATTTTAGGTGTTTATTAAATTCATCAAATTCAGGATAACTTTGTATGTTGACATCACTATGCCAACCTAATTGATTTGATCTATCTAAACCCTTTGTTGTATTTTTAAGGGTATATAATCTGTTTGTGATTTTTTTGTTTTCTTCTTCAAAGTTAGGTAGTACTTTGTGAAATATTTTAGTTGCAAAGGTTGTGTCTACCGAAGAACCATTTGTTGTTATCATAATTAAAAGAAAGTAGGACCATGTACCCAACCAACAATAGCATGTCTTACACCTTTAGTCACTTTTGTAATTTTATGAGATATAAAAGCAGGAAATATAATTAATTTACCTTGTTGTCTTAACGCTTCTTTATCTGTTTTACTATTTAAAAATTCTACATCACCACCCTCATAATCTTTAGGGTCTGATAATTGAACTATGAAACTTAATTTTCTAGTAGGAAAGTTATTACCTATATCTACATGCCAATCATATTGACTACCTTTAGGAAACTGCCATAAAGTAGGTGCGTCATTATCCATAAAACCTCTTAAATCAAATTTAAATTTTTCTGTGTCAGCTTCTTTAAGACCTGCTAAAATATATGTTAAAGGCCAACCATCTGTATTGATAGGTAATGCTTGTCTTTTAATATTTTTGATTATATCTGTTGATTTTGAATCAACATCCGACCATAATTCAGGTACGATCTCTTTGTTAATAGCTTCACATTGTTTAGAACTTAATATATCTGTATGAACTATTGAACAAAATTTTTCATTTAATCTGATATTTTCTAATTGTTTTATAGATGTAAGAGGTACATCTCTTTTAGTTTCATTTTCACTCATATTAATATTGTATCACTTTCTTAATATAATGTCAATAACTAGTGGTGATTGTCCATTATACCTTCAAAACCTGATATAGGATCATCCCACATAAGTTTTCGTTTTCTATCGTCTTTACTACCTAAGAAATTAGACTCTTTTAATAACCATCTCCACTTCATTAATGCTCTTTTTTGAGTTGCTTCGTGGTGTTGATGTCTCTCTTCTTTTGTAGGTTCATTTCTTGTTATAGGTATTCGATTAGGATTTAATGATCCTACGAATACATCACCGTGTTCAGCAGCCTTTAACCAATCTCTAATTCTTCTACTTCTATGAGGTTTATATTCTTGTTGCCAACGACCTGTAAGTTTAGATTGAACCAATCTACCTTTACCTGCAGGTTTTGGTGGTTTAGTCCACCACCATTTAGAAAACATATCTTGTCCTCTTTTGCCTAAATCTAATGCTCTTTTAAGATAGTCTTTTGGATTGTCTTTAAATGTTGAGTAATCTCTTAATAATTTTTGTTCTAAATCTTTTTGATGAAATTGTTGTTCCCATCTTCTAAATCTATCTTCTTCAGTTTCCATCCATCTTGCACGAAACTTCTCTAATCTTTCTTTAGATATTTTTTCAGGATTGACAGAGTGTTCTTTAAGTAATTCTTTATAACGAATTTTATTAACTGTTACCTGTTTGAATGCCTCGTCTGGATTCTTAGGAAACTTAAAAGTATTAGGTATATATTTTTTAAAATCGAATGCCATAATATATTATTATTTAGTCGTTTAATTTTTAAATTAAGCCCACTGAAGAGATACACCGTGTATCTTAACAGAGTTATTTCTTAACTCTAACTTCCATCTCATATTTGTACCAGATGGTTGACCAGATACGTCAGCAGTTCCAGTTAAAATTCTTTGACCAGAAGCGCCTGTGACATAACCACTATCTGATAAAGTAGCTTGTGAGAAGTTAGTACCACCATCTCTACTTACTCTAGCAATGATGTCAGTATTTAACGTAGGTGTAGCAATGTTTTCTTCAAATACTACTATTCTTGCACTTGATGGTGCTGAACCAGCAGTAAATGGTTCTGAAACTAAATCTGTTGCAGTTGTTGTAGCAGCATTGAATCCTGTTGCAGTAATAAAAACATAACCACCTTCTGTTGTATTCCAGTAGTTTACACCATTACCAACACCTGGTTGATATACAGGATCGCTTGAGGCAGCAACACTTGTAGTAGCACCTGCAGTTGTAGCACCAGAAGCAACTTGTGGGTGACCAAAGTAAGATGATCCTCCACCACCTGCCCATGCACCGTGTTGGCCCATTTGACCACCACCGCCACCGCCAGCAAAGAATCCCATTCCTGAACCAGCCTTGTCAGTAGTCATAAATCTTTCAGATTCAAATCCGTCTGGACCTCCAGCATCCGGGTGTCTAGGACCCCCTTGTTCTTGGTCTCCTCCACCACCGCCGTTTGGTCCGTGTGATGTTTGTTCTCCAGTACCTGCAGCTTCTCCAGTTAATCCCCCACCAGCACCACCATTTCTTGTTGGTGTACCTAGTGGTTGTGAACCGTTTGCACATCCTCCACCACCAGCAACAAATGCAATTTGTGGTGAGATAGGTGAATAATTTAATCTCTGCCCGCCTGGACTATAAGGTGGAGCAGCCCCAGCAACCTGAGGTGAAGAGTTTGATGAAACTCCAAAAGTATTTCCTGTATTTTCCCAATCAATCTCTGCAGGACCAACAGATACATATGACATTGATCCGCCGCCACCAAAGTGACCCATTCCTGTAGGTCTTTGACCCCAACCACCACTATTTGCTGAGTCAGGAAAATATGCGTAGATACCTGTACTTGGGTGATCGTTTGACATTGGATTGGAATTTGGCCATGGATTTCCAGGACCAATTAAAGGTGCTGGTGAAGATGTTGTTTGATTATCTACTCCAACTCCTACATAAACTGTTTGACCAGCCGTAACCGTTAAGTTACCAGAAACGTGGCCTCCACCACCTCCAGTACCTCTAAAAAAGTTAGGTTGATTATAAGGACCTCGTCCTCCGCCTCCCCAGCCTTTAACCGTTATAGTACTTACACTTGGGTCAACAGCATATTGACCATCTGTGTAATGATGTCCTAGTGGGTCCCAAGATTGTGGGTGAACTGCTTGTGCAGTTGAAGTGTCAGGTTCTGTTACCGAACCAGCACCTGTTTCAAATAAAAATCCGCCTGCAAATGAACCCATTGGAGATGATTGACCATCATCCTGTGTAGAGTTAATATAGTAATCTGAAGCAGCAACGTATCTATCGTTAGCACTTGCAGTTTCTTCAACTCCTGATTCATCATGGAACTCGTCAACAACTCCATCAACAAAATTAAAGACCGTTAAACTTTCGTTAACAGCCATTTTAAAACCTAATAAACCGATATTATCTTTGATTGTATTTAAATCACTTGAAGTAGCGACACCTGTTACCTTAGAACTTGCGATAGCAGCTGATGGACTTATGTCAGCATTGACAATAGCACCATTTGTAATTTCGTCTGATGTAACCGCATTAGTAGCAAGCTCATCTGCTGTTAGAATATTTGATTTGACTTTATCAGCGTCAATTGTTCTAGTTGTTAAATTCGCATTAGTAATCTTTGTTGTCATACTACTATTTATCCTTTTTTAAATTGGTAATTCTCTTATAATAAGCTGCACACCAACTTCTGGTGCAGTGTTATATGTTAAAGTAGTGCCTGAAATAGTGTAGTCGGCAGTTGGTCTTTGTAAGACACCGTTTTCAGTGACTAATACTTTATCAACCGTTAATCCTTGAGTACAAGTAAATGCTGTAGTAGATCCATCACCTGTACTTACTCTCACATTAATTTCTGTTGGTCTATCTTTTCCGTTAATATATCTAACCATTAAATGTCCGTTCCTACTTTTTTAACCCAATAGCCATGGTTTTTGATTTGTCTAGTTTCTCCCTCTGCATTTGAATTAAATACAGGTGAAGATAATTGAATGTATGTTTGTCCTCCTGGTGTATTTGTTTTTGCACCATTTTGAGGATCACTGTTAGCTTTTGATCCACTTGGGATTATTGTCTTAACTGCCATACTTCAACCCTTAACTATTATACGTCTTCCAAAACAGAAAGAACAACATCAATTGATGAACCAGCAGAAGCCTCTGCTCTGATTACATCAGCGTTTGTACCATCGTTTTGAACTACAATTTTGTTTCCTTGCATTATCTCAACCGTTGTATTAGCAGGTACTTTTAATCCATTAACAACATATGCGTCATTTGAACCGTCTTCGTTATCTAAAAAGATACCGACCGTTCTTTCAGCCGCATTTTTATTACAGATTGATATACCGATAATGATTGATTCTAATGCAGTTGAACCAGCGCCTGCAGGTACTGTATAGATAGCGTCTCCAGACGCACCTGTACTTGTTCCTACATTTGGTTTTGCAAATCTTTTAAAATCGTTAGCCATTTATAACTACCCTTTATAGTATTTATACTTTTTAAAGTATATGTTTATATTTATATTATAATTAACCTAAAGCAATTGCCTGTGCAATCGCAAAAGGTCTAGTCGCAACTCTATCACTACCTTCAGTAATCGTAGTCGCAGTAATTGAAGAAATTCCAGTAATTGTAGTGCTTAAAGCAATATTGAATTGATCTGTAGCAGATACCGTTGCTGTAATATTTGAGTCTCCAACTATATTTAGTACGTCACCACCACTAATAGTTTGTGTGGTACTTGTACTATCTCGTATAACAAAGTTATTAGTACCCCCAGCAGCTTCGTTAATCGCAGCTACCAGTGAACTTTTACTAGAAGTTGTTAAGGCAGTCAAATCTCCTGTGTCTGTTGCATGAGAATTGAATGTTGTTCTTAACGCCTCTAAAGTATCTGTACTATTTACACTTCTTAAAGCCATTTTACTTATTTAATACCTTTGTTAATAAACTTTTTATTTCTTTCATTTCGTTCTTAATATTATTTATTTCTTTTACAGCACCTCTTAAAACATCATTTGTCTTTTCTCTGTTTTTATATTTACTCATGTAAGAAGTAAATTCAGATTGACTTGTATTCAATATAGCATTTGATTTTACATCTCTAACTAAATTTGTTGTTCCTTCTACTTTAATTTGTGCCATAATTATACCGCAAGAGCAATTGCTCTTAAATCTTTTATTCGTGCAGTGTATGAACTATTTGTTCCTCTAAACACTACTTTAATTTGAAAACTTGTAAACTCTGGTAAATCACTTACACTAAACTTATGATCTTTGAAATCTATATCTAATACTTGATCTCCTGTTGACGGATCAACAGCACTATCAGGCGCACCAGTTGTGTTAAATGGTGTAAATGGTATATCTTCTAATCTTCTTGTTTCTTCACCACCACTTACTCTGAAAAATGCAGTTATAGAAGAAGTATCTCTAACACTAGCCGCAAGTCTTACATCTAAAGCAGTAGATTGATTTACTAAATTAATTGGTTTTGTAATGTATTGACCAGCAGATGAACCACCCTCTGTTGCAGTATCTTCTTCAAAGTCAACCGTGTTTGTAATCTTTGCAACAACTCTAGCACCGTTAGTTGGTGCAGTTGTCATTGTTAATGTTGTACTTGAAACTGTAAAATCTATTTGAGGTGTTAACTTTTTACCATCTTTTCTAACATCCATTATATGAACATCACTTGGTGTAGCACTTAAAGTAAATCCTGCTGTTGAACCATCACCTATAAATGTGTCAGTAGATGATACCGTAGGATTATTTAATCTGTTTGAAATTGCAAAAGCATTAACTCTTTTTAAATCAATAACTGGTGATAGGTTAGCATTTGATGAACTAAATGTTATATTAACAACGCAAGATGTACCTGACATCTCATTAGTTTCGTTAATACCACTTGCCACCATTCTAGGAGATGTAAAGTAAATATTATCTCCTAATACTACACTTTGAGCATCGGATGCTGATTGTAAAGTAAATGGTGTTTCTGTACCATGTACAGATTTACCTGTTGTTGTTCTTAAATTAGCACTTAAAGAAGTACTAGGATGAACAACATGACCTATTTGAAGTTGTAATACGTCAAATAATCTATTTTGTGTTGCTGTTGCTGTTGCGCCACCAACATCTCCTGTTGCGTTTGCAGCCCCACCAGCAACCACATCATAAGAATCTAATGTTATATTTTTTATACTTGTATATGTACCATTAATATTACTATGAGTTATACCATTATATGTGCCTGAAGCAATATCACCAATTGTCACATTATCAGATGTACTGTGCATACCATGATTTTTATGAAATACTCTAATTGTAGTTGAACCGTTAAATGTTCTAATAGAATTATTGTTTAATAATTTTGTAGGTAAAGTTTTATTTGCCAATGTTAATGTACCAGACGCAGTTGTATCAAATACTGCTTTTTTCAAAGTGTATTTTAAATCTTCCATTTGATCTGGTTGCCATGTTCTATTATTAGCAGACTTAAATAATACACCACTTGCTGGTTGTTTAGATACCGTTCTATCACCACCAATTACTTTATCACCTAGTCTTGCAACATAAACATTGTAATCTGTTGAGTCAGAATATAATACTAAACAATATTCTATTCCTTCTTGTAAGTAAACTGGACTATCAAATGTAAATGTAGTTGCAGTTGTACCGTCTGTTGATGTATTTACATCACCTGGATTTAAATATTTTTGTGCAAATGGTATTAATTTAGTAGATGGATAACCATTTACCATTTTTCTAATTTCTGCCCTTACAGGAATAGTTGTAGATTTTGTTGAGAAGAAAGTATCTACACTTGTTATAAATGAACCGTCTGCTTCTTCAATTATAAATGATTGTGCTAATGGGTCGCCTCTACCACCGTTTGCAGCTGGACCGTCATCACCACCGCCACCACCTCGATTTCCAATAACTCTACTTGCTGTTCTTGTAGTTGTTCTGTTTCCAGTCAAAGACGTTCTAATTGTTCGTGCTTCCCTTGTAGAAATAACAGCTTCTTGTACCGTCTCTATTAATCCTTTTGCGTCATAGTCTGCCTCTGCCGAAGTTTCTATGTCACTTTCGGTTGAAGAATTAGTTGATGAACTTGTTAATCTGAATACTTTTTTACCTGTTCTCCATCTTGGATTTACACCATTAAATGGATCAGGTATTGCAAATGTTCCTACTACACTACCGTTAGCATCCGTCACTAGGTTACCACCTAATGAACCACCAGATGGTGTCACATAAGTTGATATGTCAATATTGTCAAAGAAAGGATGAACTCTAGTATTAGGTCTCATACCTCTTGCAGTAAATGTAATTGTTCTTTGTCTTATAAATGGTGCAAATGCAACAGATATAACTCTACTGCCTAAACTATGTCTTACTGCCTGTGGTACTACTACTGATCTGATACCACTTCTTGTTTGAACAACATCTCTACTTGTTGTTTGTACTAAAGAATCGCCTTGCCATCTTGTAGTTGTTCTTGGATTACCTGACCATTGATCTTGCCATTCATTCCATTCAGTACCTAAAGGTATTTCTGATGTGCTTGTATTGTCAAGGCCTAAATTTCTAGCCATGTTATCAAAAGAACCGTTAATATTAACTACTAATTCTGGAGCTCTTCTTGTATCTTTCCATTCATCAAGTGGTGGATCTAATTCTATATTTCCTACCCAGTCGAATATTAAGAATGGATTTAAATTTTCTGTTGTAGTTGCATATGGTTGCTCAATCATATTAGTTTGAGAATATGGTAATGTAATTAAGTCACCAGTTTTCTGATAGTTTGCAGCCGTTCGATCTCCTGCAACAATTGTCGTTAGATCGTCATCTATTTCTTCAAATTCTACTATGTCTTCATTAAATAATGTTCTTGCTTCACCTCTTGCTCTATCTATTGCAAGTTTGTAATCATTGTTGCCTACATCACCAACATTGTGACCACTAAAATTATCAACAACAAAACCATTTTTAAACCTATCAAAACCATCAGCGTCTTGTATTTGTAAATTTTGTGCATCGGCTTCTAATAAAGAAAGTTGAGTGTAGTATTCAATATTTTTAATTCTATCTTCTATTCTACCAATGTCTCTCATGGTAAATCTTTGATTGTCTTCTTTTTTAATTTTGACATCTCTTGTATCTAAAGTATAACTAGGTATTGTAAATGTTGCCAATAACATATGACCATCTAAATCTGATGGCTCTAATGGATTAAGAGCAGACGCACCTTCAACTGCTTTTAATTGACCGTCTCTAGTCATAAAAATTTTGTCTATTCTATTTAAATAAAATTCAAAATCAGCAGTTATGTCTGAACCAAATTTTATAACATCAACCGTAGAGTTACCAGAACCATCAAAACTTCTATCGTTGCCACCAGAATTAATTGTACTTGCGTCATCTACTCGTGGTCTAAAATCTAAACAATCTCTTAATTCAAATTTATCACCAGTGGTATCTGAAGTATAACTTGGTATGTTTTCGTAATCTACTTGACCTGAATATGAGTCAACATCAAAATAATCACCAGTACCATGTGCAAAGAAATCAAAATTTACAAGTAATCTACCTGTTGGTACAATTGCACCTGGTTTTAATTTTAATCTACCTATATCGTAGAAGTTATCTCTTTGACCAGTGTCTAAATCAAATCTATCTGAAATATCTGTATCACTAGCAGTTGCGTTTGTGCTAAAATCTGCAGCCATATAAACATTGTTTATATCAAATACATCTGCCTTACCAAGACCAACAGTACCTGATTCTATTTCTGTCTGACTTGTTTTTTGAATAGTCGAACCATTTGTTAAAGTTTTTGTTTTAGAACCATCTGTCTTACTTAATGTAGCAAGTATCTTAACTTTGTGACCATTAAAGTTTGCACCAAAATCTAGTTTTAGTGAAGCGCCTGTAGGTGAACCTGTTAATGTAAATATTGAGTCACCTTCATGGTTATTACCAGATAAGTTTAATACATCACCAGCAGCACCAGTTCCACCAGAACCTGTTGTCATAATTGTAACCGTAAAGTCATCACTTGAAAGTGAAGAAAATGTTTCATCGGTTCCTGCGTTAATAGTACCATCACCATTAGATGATAATGTTGAAACAAATTGTCTTCTTATAGAATAATTTGTATCAGTAGCATTACTATTAGCTGCCGTCTTTAATGTTTTAATTGTTTTATAAGGTAGTTTTTTAATTGCAGTATTTTGCTCAGGATTTTGTATCTTTGATCTTTTTCTTGTTATAATAGTAGAAGTTGATACATCAGCAGCCCCAACATTAGCAGTTAAAGTTGCCTGTGTTTGAGATACAATATTTTTAACTAAAGCAGTAACCGTACTACTTGCGTCATTAATAAATGAAATTGAATCACCTATTTTTAAATCTCTTGTAAAGTTTGTTCCTTTACCAATTAAGTTATTTGTAGCATTTGCAATTGAAGCAACACCTACTAAATCTAAATTAGCACCATGTGTAGAAGTTAAATCTGTATCTGAAGTATAAGTTGGCGAACCAGCCATACCGATTTGTTTTACTGCTGACACTTCTCTTGTTGTTGCAGCTTTCAATCCTAATACATCTGATTGTAAAGTACCACTTACATTTGAAGTTTGACCAGAAATGGTTTCACCTGCAGTAAATGTTCCTTTAACACTTGACAACACAATAGTTGTGTGTGTAAATGTTGGTGAAGATGAAAAGGCAGTGACTACTTGAGGAGTTAATCCATCTGAAGAATATAACTCAAAAGTGTTTGTTGTAGAATTTCTAATTGTGAAAATGCCAGGTGTATATGCTGTTGAAGCAATTGACATTGAACCACCTGATACATTAACTTGTTGACCATCTTTTAGTCCGTGTGCAGATTTTGTAAATACACCAGCACCATCAGGAGCAGGAGTTGTTGAACAAGTTGCACCAGCAAATGTAAGAGTTGCAGTAATACTTTCTACAATACCTGTAGCGCCTGAACTTGCACCAGAAAGAACTTCACCAGTTGTAAATGAACCTGTTGTAGTTAATTCTAAATGTGTAAACATTTCTATATCAAATAGATAATGTCTGTAAATTGAACTTGTTGCGTTAATGTCTAAAGATTCTGTTGCAGATACGGTTTCAAAACCACGAGATTTTGCTCTACCAATTTGAGGTATAGTTGTACCGACTGTTGATTGTTGAGTTCCTCTTACAGCAGTTGCAGTATCAAATAAATTAACCGTTTTATATGCTTCTACTGGACCACTACCAACAAATCCTATATCTGGAGAACCAAATACGTTATTTACATTGATAAAGTTTTGAACATCAAATCTTTGTTTGTGATTATTTTGTGTATCAAACTCTCTTGCTTTATTTAATGCAACAAAGGTTGTTCCTATTGTTTCATTTTCATATCCTCTGACATATGCTTTAAAAGGTGAAACACCAATTGCAAGTTTTGTAGCAGAACCACCATTACCTCCAGTAAATATACCTCTGTTAGTTCCTGATAATAAATGTTCTCTTACTTCAAAATCAGGATTAGTTAAAGAATAATCTCCTGACTCATCAAATGTTCTTCTAGCAAATGTATCTTCTAATACAGCATATTCTGTATGTCTAACTTTTGATTTAATTTCGCCATTTTCTACTCTAGCAATTTCATAAAAGTTATCGTCTTCAGTAGAAGCCAAAGTTTTCTTTGCAAGTGTTAATAATATTTTAAATCTATGAGCACCAGGTGCGTTTAAGTTTGAAGAACCTTGAGCATTGTCTGATAAACTTGCGTCATCATTAGAGGTTACAAAAGATTCAGTAACCGTAAAACCAATTCTATATGAAGGTGAGTTTGTATATTTGTCTAATATTAAAACTGAGGCATCCGCCTGTACAAAGAAACCATTAATATAATATACGCCTGATTCAACAGCAGCTGCTGAACCTGTTGCAGTTGTATTTACTACAGCAGTTGGTGAACCAGCACCACTTGATGTAATTGTTTCTCCATCAGTAAATACGGTTGAAGTATTATTAGTTCCTGTCTTATTGTATTTTACAAATAATGTATCAGGATCAGTTCCGTCATCAGCAGATACGCCAATAACTTCAGCAATAACTCCTGAAGAACCACCTGTTATAGTAGTATTATTGTAATCGTTAATTGAACTTGCAGATTTAGATGTTAACTTTACAGCATAGTATTTTGTGTCAACAGATATTTGGCCAGGTATTACACTTGCGCCTTGTTGAAACATATGATCGCCAAATTTTTCAATTTGACTTTGTACAATACTTTGTGATTGTGTTAATTCTCTTGCTTGTACAGCAAACGCAGGTCTAAAAAGTATTCTATGAAACTTTTTCGACTCGTTAAAATCGTCATAATAGGGACTGACATTAAAATCAGTTGAAGCTGCCATTTATTTCCTCTTTAATTAAAATTCAACAACAAGTTTTACGTTTTCAGTTTGATCGGTAGCCCTTGTAATAGGTGCTCTGTTCTCAATATACATTACATCGCCTGTATCATTATCTATCTCTGAAGAAGAATAACCACCAGTAAATGAAGCACCGTTAACTGTACTAGAAAAACTAGTGTCTGGAGTACCAGTTGCACTTGAAGATTGTCCAGTTATCACAGCCGCAGTACTAAATGCAGTTTTATTACCATTAGAGTCAGCGCCCTCATCATTGAATCTTGTTTGTATATAATATAAAATTCTGTTTGTTGAATCATATTCAACAACTTTACCTACAGCACCAGTAGTTGCCTGATTGATTTCTTCATCAATCGTAAATGAACCTGGAGTAGGTGAAGCGGCAAATCTTATTGCCTTTGTAGCTCTTAATGTTGTTGCCGAAGCAGCACCACCACCTGATTGTGGATCTCTTATAAGAGCAATTTTTCTAAAATCGTTAGCAGCAGATACATCTGAACCTGATCCTGATTCAACACCTTCAAAGTTAGTGTTTAACATTACAAAGAAACCACCTAATTCTTTGATTGCGTTTGAACCGTGACCGCCTTTTGGTCCGATAATTACATCTAATTCTGCACCTGAACCAGCACCACCACCTTGAGATAATATATCAGCATTTCTAATATATCCGTAAGTGTATCCTGTACCAGCAGTTGTAATTGCAACAGCAGTAATAACTCCTGAAGACAATGTAACCGTACAAGCGCCTGAAGCACCATCACCTCTTATTGGTACTGAAGTAATAGTACCTGAAGTAGCACCACCTGATACCGTATAAGCAGAACCTGCAGTTTTAATTTTTACTATATCTAATGCACCGTTAACAGCAGCAGATGAAACTGTTGAATTAGTTGCAACTGCCATAAAGTCAGTAGATAAAAAGTTTGCTTGTTGAGTTGCAGATAAAGTGTACATAAATTTCCACTTGTATCCATCACCTGTTGTTAATGTAGAAGTTGAAGTACCTGTAGGTTCTACTGTTGAAGCAGCCCCACCGTTATTATCTAAAACTTTGTAAACATTGTAAGCAGATGATACAACAAAAAATGTTGCGTCAAATAAATTTGTAGCACCACTATTAGCACTTTGAGTAGAAGTTCCGCCAGTAATTCTTCTACCGTAATCATGTCTGTAATAGTCGTAAGTTGTGCCAGTCGTCCAGTTTCTTCTTGGTATCACTATTGATACATCTGAACTTGTAATTTTTTTAGCTGCGATTGCGTCATCAAAAGTATAAAACTCATCATCTACTGAATCAATCGGTGCGATAGGTGCTGAATCAGTACCTTCGTTTTCTGTTCTTGCGTCTGGTCTTGTTGATGTTGTAAAATCTTGTGGTCTTCCTAACATCATATAATAAACATTTGCTCCGCTTTCTGAAAAAGACTCGACAAATTGTTCTTGGTTATGAACCCTAAACTTGTTGGTTACTATTGCTGGCATTTTAATTCTTCCTTATTCATATTTATATGTTATCCTAAAGCAATTCCCATTGCTATCGCAAATGTTCTTGCGTTATTAATTTGAGTTTGAACATTAGCAGTCACTCCGTTTAAGTGACCAAACTCTGTATTATCTACTGTTCCTGCACCTATGTCTGTAGCAGCGATACCTGCACTCATATTAATAGTAAATGTACTACCTGATACTGAACTTGACAGACCAGTACCTGTATTAATTCGTAAATCGCCCCCTAAAGACACTACCCCAGCAGTTGAACTATCATCAATTAAATTCAATGATGGGAATGTGTTGGTAACATTAAAAGTTTTATTAGTGACTGATTGTGTTAATGTTGTAGTAAGTACGTTAGCAGGTTCAAATTTAGAACTTGAATTGTTAAAAATTAAACCTTGATTTGCACTTACGCCTGTACTATTAACACTAAAACTAATAGATGATCCATCACCTATTGCATTGTAAACTTCAGTAAAGTTTGCATTAACAATTTGACCACCTGCACGTATAGTACTACCCGTTCCGTCATTGACCGTACTACCTACATTAATTATTTGTTTAGCCATTGTTAATCGTCTTCTCTAACTTCTTTTAAAACTCTTATTCTGTCATTGATTTCAGGTGCAATTTTAAAAGTAAGATTACCATTTTCTATTGTGTAATCTTCATTTTTTTTCATTACTATACCGTTCACCGTGACTAAAATTTCGTTATCTATACTATTTATACTCATAATTAAGCCTTATCAAATTTTATAGTTCCACTGTCAAAAGTTGCAATTGTTTCATCAAAACTATCATTACTAATTTGCCATATCTCTGAAGGTATTGTAAAACTTGATTTTAATTTAAACCCAAAGTCTGATAGATTATTTAACTCTCCATCAATTGATGTATTTTGTGTGCCTTGTAATCTTATATTAGCTATATCAGAAACACTGACCCTTGTTGCAAAATGTTGTGCTAACATTCTATGAGATAATCCTTTTAATGTAGGACCTGCAACAGGCACACCAAATTTAGTAGAGTTGCTTCTGATAGCAGTTGTATCTTTTACAACACCACCAGCAGACTTTAATATATATTGTCTTCTTAAAGTGACATCTCTTGTATTAGGTGTGAAGTGATTATGTGTTGAGTCGTCTAAATCAGCAGGTACACCAGCAAGAGGATTTGCTCTTAATGAAGTACCATCATCAACCGTACCTAGTTTTCTTCGTAAGATAGTTGTAAATATAGTTTTGATTACTCCTAATATTTCTTCGGTTACTGAACTATTTAATCCAGTCACATTTTTTAATCTCATGTTTACATTATTTGTAATGTCTACTTCACCTTTAAAATAGAAACCAGCGGAGTGTAGTGTTTTCTTATAAGTGTCTCTCCACTCATTAATAGAACGACCAACTTTTATAATGTAAGAATAATCCTGATACAATAAACTATCTTGTATTCTCATTGAGTCTTCAGATAAATGACCATCTTGGTCAATGTATGCACCATCAGTATCAACAATTACATCAACGGTCGCTGTTGCAGTTCCCTGATCAACATGATGTATCGTTGCAGTAGTTCCTGAAGAACCGCCTGTAATTTGTGTTTCAGCAGAAAATATTCCTGAAGCACCTGAACATTTTAAAAGATTAGTATTTGTATCTAAAGAAACTACCGTAGCAGTAACCACACTTGAACTTGCGTCTAAACCTGTAATTGTTTCATCAATCGTAAAACCTGCTGTTCTACTTTTTAATAATAGATAAGTTGGTAATGCAAGTGAGGGTGGTGATGGTGATTCACCATAGTTTGCACCTAACTCTGTTGTTTTTAATTTTGTAATTCTTCCTACTTCACCACCTTTTGCAAATATAGAAGCATTGCTACCTGAACTAGATGTTATAGTTAAAGTTGGTAAAGTATTATAACTACCACCAAGAATAACTCTGACATCTGTAATATCATTTGAACCTGTGTTTGCTTCTTGTACTATTTTATTACCTGTATATGAGTCACCTTTACTTGTTTCATCTTCAAGTACAATATGATCTGTTTCACTCATACCTGTTGTAAACTCTTCAGGTGCAAAACCACCATTGACAACAGATACTTGAGCTGTAGCAGTACCAGTATTAAAATTAATTGTATCTCCTATTTCATATCCTGATCCACCTGCGTCAACATAAATTTCTTCTAAGGCGCCTGAGCCTACATCTTCAATATTAATAACGGCACCATTACCACCACCAGTAATCACGGTTGTGTCATTTGGATTATAATATGATCCATCATTAGTTAAAGTTTTTGTGGCAATACTTGCCATTACTGTACAACTAACTACTACATCTGAATCTGTGTTATCAACACCAGTTATATTTTGACCAGCAATAAAAGTACCATCAATACTATCTTCATTTAAAATAATTTCTGTAATAGTTTCACCACCTATTGAAAACTTAAATACATTTTCTACAATGGCAGTTGCTTTATTAATAATAAGACTTGACGGTACATCTGCTTGAGTTATAGTTTGACCTATAAGATTTAATGATTCTGAATCACCTACTTCTTTACATCTTAAAACTTTTTTAATATCCCAAGTACCATCTGATACTCTTAACATATTTTCTTTAGGGAAGGTTAATTCTGCATTTTCATTAAATAATAATTTAAAAAATATTTCTGAAGCTCTTTTAGTACCTTTTGCTCTGTAAAGTGATTTAACATTTTTAATTAATTTTCTTTTATTTAAACCAGTTGATAAATTTTCAGGTATAGATTGTAGAAAAGCATTTCTAAACTTATTTAAGAATCCTTGAATTACTTTATCAGGATCAGGATAGTTTAAAAGTTGTTGAATATTTTGTACTGGGTTTGCTCTGTAAGTTGTAATTGTTGCAGTTGCACCAGAAATTGAACCTGTGATTTCTTCACCCTCTTGGAATTTATTATCATGTGCAACAAATAATCTTTGACCATCATCTATATCTTCAATTAAAATAGTTGTAGTTGCACCTGTTGTTGTGCCAGTTATTGTCTCACCATTTTGAAAGTCACCAATAGTTGAATCTTCTAAAATTAAGTTATCACCATCATCTCTTTTTTGTCTGTTAGTAGAGTTTAATAATATTCTGTTTATATTAGATGTTTCAGTTTCTAATAGTAAAGTATTAGGCGCACCAATATCTTTAAGTTTTACTTCAGCACATTCTAAAAATTTATAATACTCTTTTATAAAATCTAAAAAGAATGGATGATCTTCAAGTACGAACTCTGGTACTTGATGTTTTATGATATGGGATATTTTATCTTTAAAGTCTGCCATTTACTAATAACTTGATGTTGTAGTATAACCAACACCAGCATTAGCAGAACCGCCTACAAGTGTATCAGCGGCTACCGTAAATGAACTATTGGTTACATCTATGTTAACTATTTGATTTCTTACAGGCACTACATCATTTGAACTAGGAGTAACCGTACATTCAATAACACTTGAAGCAGATCCTCTTACATTTTCAACACTAGTAATATTAACTGAATTGATTAATAATGATCCTGCTGAATAATCAATTGTACCAGCAGTATTGTCAACATATGTTCTAACTTGGTTTGCAAGATAGTATCTTCTTATGTTTCCTTGTCCATCATCATCAAAGAAATAAACATTAGTAGTATCTCCTGAAACTTTAAAACCTGTTGAAGATAATATACCACCAGCACTTGAATTATGTCCTGAGTGTGGATTATATAATGCGTTATTAAATGACACCGTATAGTTTGTTGCAGTGCTTAAAGTTGGAGTAAATGATTTTCTAATTTTCACCGTTGTAATATTTGATAATATACTTGAGTCAGCGTCATCAATCAATTCTATAACTTTTGAATATCTAAACACACCATCAAATTGATTTAATGTGTTATCGTTGTAATTAGTTAAAGCATTTGTAATATCTGTTTTAATAGTTTCTGTACCTTTAGTTGTTGCCGGTTCATTGTATTTTACATTTGATGTTAAAATAATATCAGTTGTTTCTGGATCAAGTATAACAGGAGTAACCGAAGCAATAGAAAACTTTTTTAATTGATTTACTATATCTGTTTTAGTTGTTTCTGTTAAATTAGAACCTGATTTTGCTTTTATTGAAATGTAAACACGACCATAAAAAGGTGTATCGTTATCTTCACCACCCCAAGCAGAAACAGATTTTGCATTTGCGTAAATCTCTTGTACTTTAACTTTATAATCTTCTACGGTTACTGCTCTATCCTGTGCAGAGTAAGATTTCGGCGCATTAAATTTAACACTTGCATTTGTCTCAGCCTCTGTACCATTAGCAGCATTTGAATTAGTTGTTATTGTTGTATCACTAAAACCACCAATGTTGCCATTTAATGTAAATGTTGTTGCACCATTAGCAGCAGCTTTATTTGTCACAACATATTTTAAAATTACTATATTACCATCTTCTAATTTTTTACCAATAACACCATCACCAAAGTAAATTTCAAATTTACCATCTTCATCTTCTTGTAAAAAATAAACTTTGGAAGTTGAATCTAATTCTGTAATTGAAGTTGCTTTAGTGTAAGTATTAGTTGTTGTATCACTGGCACTATTTTGTACCGATACAGATAAAGTTGTTGTATCAGCATTTGCAGATTGTATTAAAAATTTCTGGTCTAAATCTGCTGTGTTAGCAGTATACTGAAAGGTCACATATGTACCTTCATAAATTTTAACATTTGAAAAAGTGTAAATGTTATTGATAGGTGAAATTGTATTTGATGTGATGGTTACAAAGTTATAAGTTTGACCATCAACCGTTGTTGAAAATTTTGTACCGACAGGCATTGTTAAAGTAGAACCTGTTGCATTGTTAACTACAATACTTAAATCTGCTACTGGTGATCTTGGTGAGTTAGGTGTATAACCAAGTGCCTTTGCCAAAGATACAATGCTGTTTCTTAAATCAGCAGTATCAATAAACATTTCATTTGCTAAAATGTTTGCGTTGTAGGATAAGTAGTGTGTATTGTAAGCAAGTAAGTCCAATAATACAGACATACCTGATCCTTCAAAATCATAATCGTTAAAAGTATTTTGTTGTGACAAAAACCTTTTTAAGTTTCCTTTGATTTGATCAAAATCTAATTGTGATATATTTAATTTACTTGCCATGTTATCTTAATCTTTGTAAAAATTCTGTTATGGTTACTGGTTCAGGTCTATTTAAAACATAGAAAGTAATCGTAACCTTATATTGATTTCTATCTATATCATCTTGTACAATGATCTGATTTATATCTACTCTTGGCTCAAAGTTTATTAAAACTTCTTCAATTCTATCTTGTAATAAAACAGCAGATAAAGGACTGATAGGTTCAAATAATAAATCTCTAACACTTGACCCGATTTCAGGATGAAAAGGTTTCTCAAACTTGTTTGTAAGTATCAAATTACGAACTGATCTTTTTACTGCCTCAACATCTGTTAATCTTGCAACATCATTAGTTGCTGGATTTTTAGTAAAATTTAAATTTAGATCGCTGTATGTTCTAGTCGATCTAGTCGAGTTATTTTTACTTTGTGCGTCATAGTTAGATAGTGCCATAGTGCTAATATTTATACACTATCCACTGAAGACATTAGAAGAACCTGAGGTCATTGCGCCTGCGTCTGCACTATCACCTATTCTACCTATTGCAATACTATTAATAAACACCGTACTTGATCCTGCGTTTAAATTTGCAACATGATCAGCACATGGAGGGTTAGGTGGGAAAGGGTGAGGAACCGTAGGTGTGCCTACAACAGACACTAATATACTATTTGAAAATACGGTTGATTGTAAAGGTGTTGATAAAGTCGTTGTACTTGAACAAATATGACCTGTACTTAAACTATCACCTTTTCTACTTACTGCTGGCATTATGCACTTCTTACTACTCTTCTTGCTTCTAATTTTGCTTTTTGTTCAGCTCTTCGTTTTTCAACTACTATTGCTTGTCTGATTTTTCTACCTATTGGGATACTTATTGATGTTTCAATATGTTTACCTTTTTTACTAATAAACTCAACACCTATAACCTTATCTTTAAAATCGCCTTGAACAGACATAATTGCCTTTTTCAAACTTAAAGCTTCTTTTTCTTTTTCTTCACCTGCCTCATTCCAAAACTTAAATTTTCTCATTTTTGCCATTATATGATTCCTTTATAATATTAATTATTAATTACAATCAACACATCTACAAGTATCGCACTCATCTTGTGGATTTGTGTTATTACAATGTTGTGGTGCATTACAGCTGTCACACAACTCTGTGCCTTCTACATTTTGTGCCATGTTTTTTACCTTTTTTCTGGCGCCACTCAAAGAATGGCGCCGTAGTTATGCTATTATTTAGTCTTCATCTTTTTCATTATCTTCCACATCTAAATCTTCATCATCCATGTCTTCGTTTTCAGGTTCTATCTCTAAAACAGACTCAATTTCTTCAATTCGACTTTCTAAATTATCAATTTTCTCTTCAAGTCTTTCTAGGATGTTTTGTTTTTCTTCGGCCATTGATTGGTCTCCGTTGGATTGTTGATATTCAACGCAATTCAATTTTTTTTCTAAAAATTATAGGGAATGATTCGAATCTATTTATAGAAATCGGTAAATTTACGGAAAAAACAAGTAAAATAAAGGGTTTTTGTTCACATTTTGTTCTATACACGCCAAAATGCCGAGGGGTTACGGAAGAATCGGACAATTTAGACCATTTTTTGCTTGAGGTACTTGACTTTTTTCTATATTATATACGTATATGACAACAAAAGAAACAAAAACAAATAATTTGACAATAGTAAGAAATGTTGCTTATAGTCAGATTAAAAAAATGAAGAAAAACATCAAAGAAATCGTTGAGGTTGATAAAGACCTTTTAGATATAATTGATATTAATATGAAAAATGCAATTAATAAGATTATACACGATTATAACTTTAAAAAAATAAACCAATAAGGAAACACTATGATAAATGTAAATAAAACTGCTGAAAATTTAGAAGAAGGTATCAAAAATATGATGTCTGGTGCTAAAGACGATTATGCTAAGTGGGGAGAAAGTTCTGATTACGGAAAAAGACAATTAGCAGAATGGGACAGTAAAACTAAAGTCTCTCAAGGAAAGAAGTATATTAAAGTCGTACAAGAAAACGGTGTATTTGCGTTTATTGTAAAAGAAGATTTTAAACACTTTAAAAAAGGTGATATATTGAAAGCTGCTGGTTACAATGCACCTGCTTTAAACTCACCGAGAGGTAATGTACTTACTGGTAATTACAATATTCAATGGACTGGTCCATTGTACTTAAAATAAGGAGAACACTATGAAACAAAATATACACATAGACTTTAAAGTGACACCTACACCGGGACCTAATTGGGGTTCTTTAGATGAAGTCAATATTTCAATACCTAAAAGAAAATTTAAAGGACTTAAATATGTTTATGATAGATGGTTTAAGAAAACAGGTAATGTTGCAAAAAACATTATTATGGGTAAAGAAAGAGATTTAAACGCTAACTAAAATAAGGAGAACACTATGTTAAAAGATATATGGGAAATAACTAAGGCACTTGTTGGGACTGCTTTCGCAATAGGTTTCTTTTATGCGTTGTACATAATTATGTGGGCAATGTCACCTGAAAACGGTTTAGGGTTATATTAGTTTATAACTCAACATTAAAGGGCGGCGTAAAAACCGCCCTTTTTTTTAGCCTTAAATATCTTTTTTATGTGATTGTATATGACCTAATACTTTGCCTTTATTAGAACCTGCTTTAATTGTATATCCAGAAGTGCCGTTACCATTAATGTTAACTTCTTCTTTGGTTCTTATTAACGCTTCGTTTTGTCTTTTGTGCTTAGCGTTCTTTGCAAAGTTATTTAGGAGTGACGTAAATCTTCCCATACCACCCTCCTTTGTAAATTTAAAGTTAGGTGCGTTTCTTCGGCATTGTGCCTACTTCCGTCCGTAATAGGATAAACGATTATTAATTATTTATATAGAAAAAGATGTACCACAACCACAAGTGTTTTTTGCTTGTGGGTTTTTAAAGACAAAGTTTGAACCAAAGATTTCTTCAACATAATCTAACTCTAATCCAACAATGTATAATTCAAACATTTTATCAACTAACAATAGATTGTCAATGACAATATCATTATCATCAGGACCATTAGAAAACGTCCATTCATATTCAAATCCAGCACACCCACCACCTTTTACTTCTAAACGAACATAAGACTTTTTATGTTTTTCGCTTAGTGACTTTAAGTGATTTTTTGCGTTTTGCGTCAGTGTTATCATAACTTGAAAAAATCCATTGCACGTAAAGATTCCAGAGTTTTCTAAACATAGCTCTAGCCCTTCTTTAAGGGACCCAACACCCTTATGTATAATTTTAAGAATTTACAGAAAAGATTGTGTCAGCGTCCTCGTTAGTAATTATCTCCATATTTATGCTTATACGAGTAGCTGATAAACTAGGTAAAGGTAAATGTTTTAGATAATTAGGAAAAAGTATTAAATCATTATTTTTAGGCATATAGTGATATTCTTTACCTGAATGAGCAAATAGTATACCTCTTTCATCTTCATTTACTTTAAGATAATACACACCATTAATTGTAGATGTCTCTTTATGATTATGCCAGTACATAGGAGCATTACTACGAGACGAAACAAACGCCCAACATTTTCTTTGATTCTCTTTAGAAAGCGAAAATTTATTTAAAGATTCCACAGCATGGTATTCAAAGTTTTTATATAACCGAGTAAAGTCAATAGTAGGTTTAACTTCAAAATTATGTGTTGTATAAGGCCCATTATTAAATGCGTTAACAGGTTGCCTTGCTTTATATTGATCTAATACTTCTGCAATCATGGCTCGTCTATGAGTGTCCGTGTAATCCAATTTAAATTGCTTTATCAGGTGCATAGTTACCTCTCTGTTAGTTTATATTTATTATAACACATTTTGTGCTTTATGTCAATAATGTGAAGCCGACTTATACGAGGGTTTTTGGACTGGCGGATTTTTATGTGTAAGTAGTGAACGGGAAAAGGCTCAGATAAGGCCGCCTTTATTTGTTAACTATACATATTGCATTTATAGATTAGATAGTATCTATGGCTTAGTTTTAGCCCTAGTCTATGGGTTAAGGTCTATTCTACTACCTCTGTGTATTACGGTCGATGATGTGTTATCTACTGTTGAGCCTTCAACTGATACGTTTCGATTACCTGCTACGGTCATTGTGTAATTACCCCCTACTTTAACATTGTAATCACCACCACTATTGACGTTGACCTTACCTTGTTTGGTCACTAGATTAATGTCACCTGTATCTACTTGTATATTGACGTTTGCGTTAGGCCCGACTTGTATATCATAGTTGTTGTTTGATTGGCCGTCTCTGTTAATATAGACTTTGTGACGGCCAGATATTGTAAGGTCAGAGTTACCTGATATATCGACCTTGTTGTTTGAAGTGGTAAGATTATAAGCAGCACCTTTAATAATGTCTATACGATCTCCGTTAGGGTTTATCTCTGTTGATGTGCCTACTTTGTGTTGTAAATAGATTCTTTCGGCCGTACTGGTATCGTCAAATTCTAATATGTGGCCGCTCTCTGATTCGTAAACATGATTACTAGGGTAGACACTTGCGTATGCAATCTCTGGTTGATCCCAAGTATCTGTATCTGAAGCGGCAATAATGCTACCTGAAGCGTCTGTTGTTGCGTCAAAGTCTGCCGTGGGTAAATTAGTTGACCTTGTTGCTTTACGTAATTCAAGGCCGAGATGGGGATTATTCTCATCATTAACAGCCAATCTATTTGTATCGGGTTCGTTAATGGCTCTAGGGAAAATTCTATTTGGATCATAAAAGCCAGAAGTCCCTGCCTCTTCACTAGGTCGACCTGGCAAACTCCCCAATACAATTGGCTCTTGTAAGTATATGTCTCTAAAGAAACCAAACACCCAAGACCCTTCAACAAGGCCAGTAGGCGAAGAACCAATGCCTGATATGCCAGATGAAGTAATAGGTAGCACAGGCGAGGCCCAAGGCAAATCTGCTGTGGGTAGGTCTGTTTTATTTTTTGTGTGATAGCCTAGACATCTTACTCTTACTCTGCCTAGTTTCTCTGGATCATGCCGATCTTCTACAACACCAACAAACCATGTAAAACCGTCTCTGCCTAAAAAACTATTAGTACTCATAAAATATTCCCATAAATGACCGTATTCCTTTCTCTTCTTCCTCTCTTTCTCTTCCTT